AAACATATATTACATTCGACATAAATATTAACATTTAATATAATATATTTATTGTTATCATTTTTTGTTATAAGTGTATTAGAATCATCATTTAGAATTTTGTTAGTATCATCGTAAAAACAATGAATTAATCTTCTAAAACAAGATAACATATAATTATAATATACAAATAAAAAAAAAAGTTTTAAATCATTTTTTTATAATTTTAATCTAAATCATCCCCCGCAGGTACATTTGTATTTACATTTTCTGCCATATTTGCTGTTCCATTTTTAGAATAAAGTTTCATCATAATAGGATTTGTTTTTTCTTGAACTTCTTTAAGTTTATTTTCATAGTCTTCGGCTTTTAGATTATCATTTTCTTCTAACCATTTTAGTTCTGTTTCAATAATAGGGTCAAGTTCTTTTTTAATTTCTTCAATATCTTCTTTATTTTCTTCATTACTTGAATTTACATTATTTTTAAGATTATATAAGAAATTTTCAAGTTCATTCTTTTTCTCAATCTTATTCTTAATAGCTTCATCTTCTTCTTTAAATTTTTCAGCTTTTTGTATCATTTCTTCAATATCTTCTTTACTTAATCTACCTTTATCATTTGTAATAGTAATCTTATTTGATTTACCAGTACTTTTATCCGCTGCTGAAATATTCATAATACCATTAGCATCAATATCAAAAGATACTTCGATTTGTGGTACTCCTCTTGGAGCAGGTGGAATTCCATCCAAATGGAAATTACCTAACATATTATTATCTTTTGTCATACTTCTTTCTCCTTCATAAATCTTAATATCAACACCTGGTTGATTATCAGCATAAGTAGAAAATACTTGTGATTTCTTTGTAGGAATAGTTGTATTTCTTTCAATAATTTTTGTCATTACTCCACCTGCTGTTTCGATACCAAGTGAAAGTGGTGCTACATCTAATAGTAATAGTTCATTAGTTTTTTGATTACCTTGTCCAGTTAAAATAGCTGCTTGAACAGCAGCTCCATAAGCAATTGCTTCATCTGGATTTAGTGATTTATTGAGACTTTTACCATTAAAATAATTACTTAGAAGCTCTTGAACTCTAGGAATTCTTGTAGTTCCTCCTACAAGAACAATTTCATCAATATCATTTTTAGACATTTTAGCATCACTTAGTAGTCGATTGATAGGTTCGATTGTTCTTTTAAAGATTGGGTCGGCAAGTTGTTCGAACTTCGCTCTTGAAAGATTATGTGTATAATCAACACCGTCAATAAGCGAATCTACTTCAATTGATGTTGTAGTACTTGATGATAAATTCTTTTTAGCTTTTTCTGCTGCAATATTAAGACGTTTTAGTGCTCTCGCATTTTGTTTAACATCTACTTTATGTTTCTTTTTAATATCATCACATAGATAATCAACAATTACATTATCAATATCTGAACCACCAAGATGAGTATCGCCACCTGTTGCTTTAACTTCAAAAATACCACCATCAAGTGTTAAAATTGATACATCATGAGTACCACCACCGCAATCAAATACTACAATATTAGTTTCTTTATCGCTTGTATTTTTATCGAGACCATAAGCAATGGCGGCAGAAGTTGGCTCATTAATAATACGAAGAACTTCAAGACCAGCAATAGTACCAGCGTCTTTAGTGGCTTGACGCTGAGAATCATTAAAATATGCAGGAACGGTAATAACAACTTTTTTAAGTTCTTTTCCAATATAACTTTCAGTTGTTTCTTTAAGACGTTGAATTACCATAGCTGAAATTTCTTCAGGATGAAATTGTTTATCTTCATTTTTGTGTTTTACATTAATTAAAGGTTTATTATTACTATCTTTAGTAACTTTAAAAGACCATAGCTTACAATCTTCTACTACTGATGGATCATCATATTTTCTACCAATTAAACGCTTAGCATCATATACTGTATTTTTTGGATTCATTGTAGATTGATTTTTAGCAGGTTCTCCTACAAGTTTTTCTTCATCTGTAAAACCAACATAGGAAGGTATAATTCGAGAACCTGTCTGATGATCCGGAATAATTTCAACTTTATCATTCATCCAAATTGCGGCACAACTTGTAGTAGTACCAATATCAAAACCCGCGGCAATATCATTATCTCCCATACTTATTTGATAGTATATATTATATAATCTTTAAATATTTTTATACTCTAGTTATCTTTTTTCTTTTATAATATATTGTAAAACTCATTATAACTCTAAATACGTGTTCATTTGGACCGATAGGAACTTTTACATGTTTACCTAATTCGTTTACTCTCCATAATATAATATTAAATCTTCTTAATTCGGGTAAAATAGGATTTAATACTTTTGTGTTAGTATCATTAGGACCACAACTAGTTCCTGTTAATTCTTGTTTATATATTTTTAATCTAGTTTCACTTGTTTCATTATTATCAATATATATATTTTCAAAATATCGTAAAGTATTATAATATATATCTTTTATTTTATAGTTTGTAAAATTTCCAATTATATCTAGTTCCCACCCATCTTTTGTCTCATATACAATATTATCTATAATATTACTGGAATGTTGAATAACATCATTATAACTATACATTTCATCAGATATCTTAATATAATTAATATAATTACTACTATTACCATTATCTGTAATATTTTTCTCATCTTTTAAAACAAATCCTGAATCTCCATCATTTAAATCTCTGAATCTTTTTGGAACTACTTCTTTAGAAATTGTATTAATTCTATGTATATCATTTAAACTAATATAAATATATTCACCTGTTCTAAATTTATCAATATCATTATTTTCAACATCAGTACAAATAACAGAATTTTCTTTCTTATGACTATCATTAGTAAATACTTCTGTTTTTAATGTTTTAATATAAATACAATTTTTAATATCGTCAATAATATCAACATAAAATTCATAATCATCTATAAATGAAGCATTATAACTATCAATATTAATTGTTATTTTTTCCAAACTATCTTCCATTCTTATAATAATTATATAAAATTATTATTTATATAAGAATATATATATATTAAATATAAATATGAAACAAATTATTAATTTTTATTCAGATAATATGTTATGTCTTTTCTATAACTTTTTATCAATGTTTTATATTATTACAAATTTATTTATACCTTATTATAGTGATGAAATTATTTTTTTTAATACACAAGTTATTAAAATGACAGCAATAAATTATAAATTAGATGATAAAAAATCAAAAAATAATTATATAGAATTTATAGATAATTTAGTAAAAAAAAATGATGATATCTTAAAAAAAATACAAGATGATATAAAAAATAAAGAAAATATGAATAATTTTTACTTAGATAACGAATATTCAGATGAATCAGATGATTCAAACGAGTATATAAAAGAAGATTAATTTATTTTTAATATTGATAATTTTTTATCCCAGTTCTTTTTATATATATCATTGTTTGTAATTTCTCTACCATAACATTCTACACTTAATCTTTCTTTTAAAGATATTTTATTAATAATATTTTCATATAAATCAATATATTCTTGTGTGTCTTCGAGAACAGTATTATGTCTATAATTTATATATTTTGTAATTAAATAAGTTAAATAATAACTATATAAAAAACATAATATTGTATCAATAGAACCAATTGTAAAACCATTAATTATTTTAGTAGAATAACAATTACCAGAAACTTTAACAATGGATAATAAACTTATTCGTTCTTTAGTTATTTTATTTTCAATAACAATTCTTACTCTATCGGATAAAATATCAATACTAGTATCAATATTTTTATTTAATTTTATTATATTATATTTTTTTTTATCAATATTATTTTTAATAATTTTTAATAATTCATTCGTAGTTTTAATATAATTTTTAGATAATATAACTAAAAAATTAGAAAATTTATTAATTCTACAACAATTTTTATCTTTAATATTTAATAAAAATTTTATAGCATAATTATCAATAATTGGATGTTTATTTTTTTTTATGTAATTTAAAATTAAATTAATACAATTGTTCCAATCTTGTGGTATTTTAATATAGTTTTCTTTATTTTTTTTAAATTTTTTTTTAAAATAAACTTCATTTAAGATATCAAAACGAGTTTTGACTTTTTCCCATCTAAAATAAGAACCTTCTGGTCTTGCTAATTCATAATGCATATTTCTTTTTAATAAATATAATGGGACAATGTTATAATTATCATTGTAATGTTTTATCTTATCATTATATTTTTCATATTTGTGAATATCAATTAATATATTAAATATTATTTTATCTATTTGTGTTATATCTAAAACATTTAAAGTACCAATATACAATTTAAAAGTATTTTCGTGTTTTGCTAATTTCAATTTTATTAATTTATATTTTTTCTTTTTCAATATATTAGCTAACATTATAGCATGTTTTTTAGCATCATAAGAATAACAATCATAATCAGCTTGTGTATAACTTTTATAAATTTTTTTATTTTCGGGTAAAATTAAATTAAGAGCGTAACCTCCATATAATATTAATTTATATTTTTTGATAAAATTTCCTACTATTTCAAATATTATTTTATTATCGTTGTAATCTTTTTTTAATCTATTAATCTCAATATTATCAACAAAATCTTTAATATTATTTGTATTAATCATTTACTATTTATTTATAAGGTATTTAAATATTCTGTATAAGAATTTCTTTCATCAACATAACTATCATATTCTTTATCAAAATCATATTTTTCATCTACTGGTTTATATAATAAATCGTAATCATTTGTTAAAGTAAGTCTTTCTAATTCTTCTTGATAATTAATATCTTCTTCATTAAATATTTCGCTATATTGACTATACTTATCTGTTTCATTTTCTTTTATTTCCTCCTTATTATCATATTTATTATATTTAAAATATTTCATAATATCATTGGCTTTATCTTTAAGAGCATTCATATCATAATATTTAAGAAATACTTCAGTAATGTTATTTGGATTTATATCATTATTATTTTTCAAGTCATCTTTAAATCTTGGAAATTTTTCATTAATAAATATTGCTCTTAATAAGTATTCATTTAAATATAATTTTGTAAATATATCATTTAATGGATTAATTAAATAATTTGGCATATCTTCATTTAATTCTTCATTATAAATCTTTTTAATTTTATAACTCATATTTGCTTTTTCAATACTATATAATTGATTTCTATTTAAACTATTTGTTTGTAAATTTGTTACCTTTTTATACTCTTCAGTATTTACAATTAATTGACGCATATCATTTTTTGTAATTAATTTATCAACTAATTTACTTTTATAATCATATAATTCCCTTTTAGTAGGTTGTCTATATAATAAATCTTTATAAGTTTTAATAATATAATATTCTATTTCACTATTTATTGGATCGTTTTCATCTATTTTTTCACCATCATATACATTACTTAAATAAGGTAAAAAGCTATCTTTAATTGGGTTTTCATTTGGTTTATCATATGAACGTGGATGCTCCATTATTGTATAATCTCTTACTTCTATTTTAGATATATTTTTTTCGTTTTCTAATTTTTCCTCAATCATTTCTCTACGTTTTTCCTCTTTTTTATTAAGTTCATCTTCTAAATATAATTGATATTCTTGGATTTTATCATCATATTCTTTTTGTAAATTTCTATCTTTAATTGAAAACATATTTAAAAAAGAATCTTTTGACTCTTTTTCTTTTTCAATTTCATCATTAATTAAAGGAGCTGTACTTTCTAATATAATTACTAATCCGGAATTTCCTCTATTTCTAACAGTTAATTCTCTTGATAAATAAGTTTCATTTATAAATAATATTGTACCATCACCACCCTTACCAAATATATTTATATTTTTATTAATATGATTTTTAAATTTGTTAAATATTTGTCTTTCATTCCCGGTATCTACATATCCGTAATATCCTCCATTGCCACCAACACTTATAATATTATTATCATCGTCAAATTTAATATCTCCTTCTAAATTAATACCTTTACCTCCATAACCTATATTTGTATTATTAGCATTATATCCATTACTATCATGATATTTTTGTAATCTTATACTACTTCCACCACCTCCACCCCCACCATATAAATAATTTTCTTCTTTATAAGAAGAACCACCATTACCACTTACATTATTTCCAAGACCACCAATACCATCTTCTTTACCTGCCCCTCCGCCACCACCACTTGTATAATCTTTATAACCAATAGTACCATATGTTGGGGTTCTTGGTGGATCACTATTAAAACCGCCTCCACCTCCTCCTCCAGCAGCAATAATTTTTATGAAATTATCATCATTTTTCTTTTCAAAAGATGTTAGAAATCCATTTTTACCATTACTATCATTTTCTAAATATCCACCTTCTCCACCGGAACCAACTGTAACTATATATGTACCTTTTGATAATCTCATATTTTTAATATATCTTATAGCACCACCACCTCCCCCACCTCCACCATAACCACCACCACCTCCTCCTCCAACTAATAAGATGTCTACGTATTTATCTTTTTCATAACTAAATTCGTAAATTTTATTTTCCAAATAGTTTTCACCTTTAAAAATTAATTTATTAGGATTATCCATTTTATTCATAAAATCTTGAATATTATAATTGCTAAATTCAACATTAAAATTATCTATTCTATTCCATATAGAATCTCTATAAATAAATAACTTATCATTATTATTAATTATAACTGATGATTTATCATTACTTGATTTTTTTTTATGAATTAATACATTATTAATAAATGTAATTTCACTACTTGGATATTCTATATTTTTGACAGTTTCTATTTTTTCATAATTTGTATTAAATATTTGTTTATTAAATTTATTATTAAGAGTTACTATATATAATTCATAATAGAAAGCTTCTTCGCCATTTATTTCAGTATAATTATAATCAATATCAAAATCTTTAATAGTATCTGTAGATTCATTACTATAAATTTCAATTTTTTTGTAATCTATTTCAAATAAATATGGGTTATTATATTTATTTGAAGTTATTAATTTTTTAGCTTCAAGTGATATAGAATTTAAATAATTATTATTATCCGCATTATCTAACCTCTCTAAATCAATAGCAATAATTTCTTTCTTATTTCTAAGAACGCCAATTAAAAAATTTCTTCTTGCTGATTCAAAAGTATTTTCATAATATTTTAAATCTATTATATAATTATTTAATAAATCTTCATTAAAATTAAAATATATTTCTTTATTATTTTCATTCAAACATATTAATTCATAAGCATTATCTTTATCTAATTCTAATTCTGTATAATTTTTAATAAGTAATATAATATTTCTGTTATTATGATTAAATATTTTTTCAATACTTTTATTTTTCAGTATATAAAAATCATAATTATTATCAAAATATAATTTATGTATTATACAATCAAAAACATAATCTTTATTATCTAAATCTTTTAATATATCATCGAAAGAATTAGATAAATTATTTAGAATAATTTCTCTAATTGTTAATTCTGTAGAATGTAAATATTTATCTTTTTCTTCTTCAAATTTTGTATAACCTTTTGTTGTAAAAATTAAACTTTTAGGAATATTTTTGCCATCTTTAGTTTCATATATTATTAATAAATTATTTATTATAATATCTTCTGGTCTCATTACATTAATATTAATAGAATCAATATTATGTATTTCTCTATAGTTACTTCGAACTTGATTAATATTTTGATTATAATTAAATTTAAGTTCATTCCAAGATTTAATACTATCAGTTGAATAAAATATTTTTACCATTTTATCAACTTTATTTTTAATAGCAATAAATCCATAATTATAATCTTCGCTAAATGCTACAGATGTAATATCATAATCTTCAAAATAAACAAGTTTATTTTTAGATAAACCACCAGTAGCTTGTAATATATATATATTATTATCTTGTGTTAAATAATATATTGATTTATTATTATGATGATATTTAATATCTATATATTTTATATCACAATTGTTTCCACTACAATCTGTATTATGTAGGCTACTATCAATATTAATTAATTTGAAATCGTCTTGTAAATTATAAAAATATTCTTTATAATTATTATTAATTATTATATAAGAGATTATTATTATTAATAATATAATTAATAGTATATATATATACTTCATACTTATTATTATAATAGAAATTATATGAAAAAGTTATGTATAATAGGAAATAATCTAAATGGTTTATATAATTCTCTTAGATATATTGATGATAATAATATAGCTGTAGATATAATTGATAGAAAAGATGATTCAAGTTATTTAAATGAATATAATTATTATATTTACAATTTTTTAAACGATAATCATAAATCTTATTTAAATTTATTAAAAAATTTTAATATAAAATATAACATTATTAATATTTCTTATAATGATAGATTATGTAATATTATTAATTTTATTATAGATAAAAGTAAATTGTTACCTACTCATGTATGTTCTTCATATACTTTTATAGATTTATGTAAAATATATTTAAATAACATGGATTATGAATATATTAATCTAAATGTAAATTATAATAAAATATTATCTTCTATAAATTCTATAGATTTTATCAATATTTATTTAAATGATTTAACAAAAAATATAAATTATTATTATATTGATAATGATAATTTATATAAATTAATAAATTCAATGAAGAATAAAATAAATAATTCAAAAAATATAAATTTTATAAATAATTTAAATATTAATAATATATTTTATGATAATAAACAAGATATATTTATAATAAATAATAATTATAAATATA